CTTGGCTCGACAAGTTCGGTACTGAGAAAAGGGCCCGCATGCTGGCGGCCCTTGACAATATCGAAGAAGTTTCACAGGAAAAATATGGTGAAAAGGAACTGTTTGATAAAGTTGAGAGTCTTCTTGTGCAGCACAAACCTAACTGGGCTCCGAGAGTTATATTCAAATCTACAGATTTGAATAACGCTCTTGCTGGGCCTATATTCAATGAACTCATGGCACGCCTTTCAGGTGTTTGCGATGCCATGGGTGGGAAGTATAGGTTTAGGCTGGCTTACAAGAAGGTCCCAACTGATTATACAGATTTCATTTCACAGGGAACAGGGGAGTATGTTGAGTGTGATTTCAGCTCTAATGATAAACTTCAGTGCGCTGATGTTATTATTCTTGAAATGGCTTTGATGAGGCGTCTGGGTTGCCCGGAATGGTTTGTTCGGTTGCACGCTACAACCAACAAATTCGTTGTCAAGAGTAGGGAACATGGACTCAAGGCCACCCTTGAGAACATGTTACCTACCGGGTGCCCTGACACTACCTTTAGGAACTGTTTCTGGAATATGTGCATCTTGTATTCGTTTCTCACTAGAGTTGAAGCGAAGCGTTGTAGGGCCATCATATTGGGTGACGATATGTTGGCTAAGATTGATGGTCTGAAAAGGCATGCAGCAAAGACTTACAGCAATATAGCATCTGAAGCTCGTATGGAAGCCAAGGTGTTCCGCCGCAAGTATTTGTTGCATTGTACGTTTGTCAGCAGGTTTTTTGTTCCGGCCTACTCTAAGCATCTCACGATCCCCATTATTGGGAAGAGTATGGCCAGGTTCAACATGCGGGCAAATTACAACACCAGTCTTACTGACGACCAGTATATGGCCGGGAAGGCGATAGGTGGCGCGTACGAATTTCGCCACCTTGAACCCATCCGCAACGCTTTCATCTTGCGCTTCGATTACCACTGGCAGAAGGTTTTGGGCCAACGCCAGAAGGACAAGCACTTACCAGTCGAACTTTCGTGGAATGCCAAAAGTGCAGGTGTCACTTTAAAAAACATTAAAGACAAGATCTTTAATGTTGATTTGATACCTGACTTAGATTTCCACGGATTTTGTTTTGACCGTTATGGGCTTGGTTCTGATGAGGTAATTGCCTTTTGCGAAGATATCATACTTTGCACCGACAAAGTCGATTTGTCGGGCACTGTTGTCGGCGTGATGGCAAGGGATTTTCTCCAGTAGTATC